CTATGGTTGGTGCTACTGTAGCTGTAGCTGTTTCCATTGAGGAAGCTGCTAAGAACGGTAAATTCTAAGTTTTACGATTTTGATATGTGTACAATTTTAATGTGTACACATTAAAAAAAGGCATTTGTACACATTTTGTACACATTAGGATTTAATGTGTACAATGAGATGTGTGTACAGATGCCTTTTTATTATAGTGTATTTAATATGTCCTTGTTGCGCTCACGCATGGTTTCTGTGACATGGGCGTATATATCAAGAGTGGTTGCTACATTTTTATGTCCCAGACGCTCTTGTACATATTTAACATCAGCTCCTTTGGCAAGTAAATTAGAAGCGTGTGTGTGCCGGAGAGAATGAAAGTCAAGCTCAGTGAAGCCAAGCTTGTGATGAATAACATTAAAACAGTGCATCATGGTTCTTGGTTGGATCCATGAGCCATCATCTCTTACAAGCACCATATGTATTGATTCGCCAGCTGGTTCATAAGTAAGTCTCTTAGAGTCATCCTCAAGTGTTTCACAGTAGATATAATTGTAGTATTCATTATAGTACTGTTCACATTCCTTTTCATGTTCGTACAGTCTTTTAAGTTCTGAAAGTGTTATATCATCAAGTTCTATGGTACGAAATGAATCATATTTAGGGTTTTCCAGATACCATTTATCATTATGGTTCTGTATCTGTCTGTTAATGCTTAATATTCCTTTATCAAAGTCTATATCATCCCACATAAGACCAAATATCTCACCCAGACGCATGCCGCACCTATAAGCGAGCAGGAGCGGCATATGATATATATGACCCTGTGCAAATGTTTTAAAGACAGTATCAAGCTGCTCATCAGTCCATACAACTCTTATTTTCTTTTTGGTTTTAACCTCTGCCTTTGCTCTTGGAAGTGGAAGAGAAATAGTAGCAGAAGGATCATCATTAATAAATCTTGCAGTAGTCTTTGCGTAGGCAAATGACTTGGTAAGAATGCCCTTAACATTGCCGAGAGAGTTTCGCGACATTCCGGTATTAAAAAGATTATTTATAAGCTCCTGGAGAAGGCTTGGCTCTATGTCTTTAAGATAATATGAACCAATAGCCGGCTTTATATATAAATCAATTTTCTTTTTGTAAGTTGATGCCGTATTAGCTTTAAGATTGACCTTGCAATAATTATCAATCCAGTAATCCATGTAATCAGATACAGAGATATTAGATGGAGTGAAGCTCTTGCCAGTCTGTTTATATTGTGTGTATGCGACCATACCGGCTTCATATGCCTCAGATTGGTTCTTAAATCCGCTCTTGGTAATCCACTTCCTTTTACCATCGATAGCGGCGGCTTCAAATCGGTAAGCCCATAGATTGCCACGCTTATATGTAAGGACCTTAGATATTTTCTTTTTCATATTAATCATTCCTTTCTGTTTTTGGGAAGTTGCACCAGTGCAACAGTAAAAATGGGTATAAAAAATACACCTACTTGCAAAAGCGGTGTTCAGAATGATATAATATAGCTTGTCTAGGGCGGTATTATATCATAGGCACTGCTTATGTAAGTATCGTGGTAAAAGCTCTTGTGTTGGTAGCACAGGGGCTTTTATTTTGTATGAAAATGTAAAAAAATAGCGATGAAAAACTGTTGACACCTAGTTACAATAATTGTATTATATTAACACAGTTTCAACACTTGGACTTCAAACTATAATAGATTATTCTAACGGTTGAAGGTCCATTTAACTGGGAAAGCAAATAGAACATATATAAATGTTCTTATATATTGACTAAGGTTTAGCTAGTGATGTTTTTGGTGTGTACCAAAAAAGGTTCACTAGCTATTCTTTTATATTTTATATGGACCATTTTCCCAGAAATCCAAACACATTACACATCTTTTAAAATAAGTGTTGGAAAATAATTCATCTGAAGCTGTGTCAAAAAGTCTTTTACATAATTCACGAAGTTTAGGTATATCAAGAATTTGTAAATTAGCCAACATAATAGCGGGTACTTTTCTTGTATCAGTTATTTTATCTAAAGCCTTTTGAAGTTCATCATAGTTTGCATATTTTGGAATATTAACCAAAGCCTTTTTTGTTGATGATCCTAAAATTGCATCAATTGAGTTGTGCTTTTTAACATAGGTCTCTAAGTGAGAACCAGAAATAAGTTTAAAGTGTGCAGCTTTTATATATTTAAATACTGGAAGAAGCTGGGTATATGGAATTGATTTATAACGCTCAATGCACATTTCTTCGGCAGAAAAATGCTTGTTATCATAAACTATATCCTCAAATATAAGATTTTTATCTACAAGTCCGTATCCATATTTATTAAGGATATTTTCACGATATCCAACAGCAATAGCCAAAGGCTTAGAGGATAAATCAATTTTATCAAGTTCATCTAATCCAACAATTATTGATTCGGCATTAGATGATGCTATATTCTCATCTACGATTTTTCGCACAATTCTTTTTGTATCACGAATTCTTATAGGTGATATGCCTGGTATAATTTTGTTGAGAGTTTCATAAACTTTTAAAAAGTTATCAGTTTGGATTTCTGTAACTGGAATCTTCTTCCCGCTTGATGTATATATTGTATTTTTGGTTTCAACAAGCTTGCGTTCGCCTTTTTTAAAAGAGATAAAAACAAAGTGTTCATCTATGTTTATTAGCTGTTCCTCAGTTAAGCAGGATAAAAAATCAGTTACGATACTTCTTACATTCTCATCTGTAAATGAATAGCCCAAGAAAATGATAGGAGATTCAGAAAAGAGGGTAAGCATTTTTGCAATTACAAGTTTTCGTGAATCTGCAAAGTCGTTATAATCATTTTCTGTGATAACAATTGAATTAGCATCTGTAACACAACCATGTATTTTATATATTTCTGCGGAATTATAACTATCAGCAGAAAACAATTCATATTGATGTGTAAAAACAGTGAAGTCAGAATTGAATATTTCTTTTTCTATAAACTGATCGTAATTAGTTGTAATTACGGCTGAAATTTTGTTTCGTAAATTTTTAAAACTCTCTTTTTCTTTGGCTAAATAAGCTGCATCTTTGAGAGGAAGTTTTTTAAAAAGGTTAGACAAATACATTTTATAAGGCGACACACCTCTTTTTACCCACGCAGGATTTTTTGACTTAACAAAATTTAAGGACAATTTTCTATCGAAAAAGGCTTCGTTAAAACCATTTTCTATTAGAGTCCCCATCTTAGCCATTATTTCAAAATCGGTAAAATTATCTCTTTTAAAACGGTCAATATGTTTTTGATATTGATAGGAATCGTTATTATACATATTAAATGATTTGCGTAGTAAAGCATCCCAATCAGGATATCCCTGCAGATATCGTCTAGAAATGCCAGAACCTATAAATAGAACCGGCATTTTGTTACTGCTAACAATTTTTTCTAGTGTGTTCATTGCGTAACCTCCTCATTTTATAATTGATTATTTACTTTTTTGTATCATCATAAGCTAAAATCCCTTTTACAAAAGCTAATACATATCCAATCTTGTAACCAGGTACTTTTTCAATTAATTGTAATAACTGTTCTTTTTCACTCATATTAATACCTCCATATGTTATTTTTTATTATGTTTATCAATAAAAATCATAGCACCTTCGATTTCCATTTTTCTAGCGATGAGTTCCCAGTCAGTAGGCTTGTGTGGACGAGGTCTGTAATGATAATTCTTGCTTTGCTTTTTTAGAGCATCATCATATAAATTTTTAAAGCGCAAACGGTCTTCAGGATTTCGCTGAGTGTTTACACATGATTGATAAAATTCTACACATCTGTTTATATCTGTTTTTTGTAATATCCGGCCAATTCCTACTGAGTCAATAAGATCCATATAACCAATTAACTTAATCCTTTTTTGTCTGTATAGATAAGCTCTGTCAAACATATACTCTTTTTCGCATAAATTAGCATACATATTGTATATCAGATCCAAAGGGAATATGGTTTTTGTTTTAAATACATAATGGTCCGGTGGAAGTTTACTTATTGCTATGAAGTATTTTTCGAAATATTTTATAGCATTTTTTCTTTCTAATGAACTACTGTTATTGTACGCCAATGCTGTAGCAAGTATATCAAAGGGCAGAGAAGAATTTTCATATTTTAAAATTATATATCTGTGTAATATATAACGTGGAGCAAAGATGACCGGATTTGCAAGCTCAGCAAGTTTTATGGCTTGTAATTCTATAGGATATGATTCAGATTCTTTAATGCAATCGTCAACATATTCTGTGTCGTGTTCTGAAAGATGAAGCAAATCATATGCGTGCGTTCCTGGAATAATATTGCTGGGATTATGTATGTTGTTAGAAGAATATATTTCTTCAGAATACTCAAGGTTGTCTTCTGGTAAAATATCTTCTTGTGGGATTTCCTCCTGTAAGCAAGTTTGTGCCTTACCATCATATGAATTATGTTTATTGTCTGGCTGCTCCTCGTCATAAGATATATTATCAATATTAGTCTTTTCTTTTATTCGAAAAAAGTTGTATATCTTATCCATAAATAATCTGTAGTAGTTCATAAGACAAACTCCATTCTAATATTTTTGTCGATTTTCAACTACTTTACCAATTATCTTTACAGGCTTAGAAATGATTTCTTCATTGGTAAAATACATTGGTTCATATGCAGGATTGTTTGGTAAGAGACGAATTCCATCTGCATATTTCATAAGTCTTTTTACAGTAGCATCATTTCCATTAATCATAATGATTGCTATATCACCAGATTCACAATCATCTTGTCTTTTTACAATAAGGACATCACCTTCACATATTCTTGGCTCCATGGAATGTCCTTTAACTTTTAAACCAAAATATTCGCCTTTAGAAGCAGTTGCAGAATCGATTTCTTCATAATCAATTATATCTTCTATAGCATCTATAGGAATACCAGCAGGAACAGAACCAAGAACAGGAATTTTATAACCATTAGTGTAAGTGCTTTGAGATTTATCATCTAACAAATCAGACTTACCTATATGAAAATAATCGGCAATTCTTTGAATTTTACCGGTACTAGGAATTATTTTACCAACACACCATGTATTGAATGTGGTAGGACTATATCCTAATTCAGTTGCAATTTCTTTTTGAAGTTTACCACTAGAGTTTATATATCGATTGAGATTTAAAGAAAAAATTTTTTTCTGTTCTTCGTCGGTCATTTAATCACTCCTTTATCATTTATTAATTAGGATTATACGACAGAAAATTAATAAATTCAATAAAAATCCTAAAAAATTCGGATTTTATCTTGACAATCCTAAAATATAGGATTATAGTTTGAGAAGAAAGGAGATGATTTAAAGTTGACAATATATGAAAAACCTAAAATAAGTTTGGCAGCAGCCAGAGTTAATGCTTGCATGAATCAGAGAGAATTAGCAGAATATTTGGGTGTTGATGTATCAACCATAACAAATTGGGAAAAGGGAAAATCAGAACCAAATGCAACTCAACTTAGAAAGATTAGTGAGGTATCTAAGATTCCAATGGATTATATTTTTATACCAGAACAATCCTAAAAAATAGGATTGGGTTATTGACTTGAGGAGGTGAGAAGGTGCAGACACAAACAATAACAGAGCTTCCAGATAAATTAGAAAGTTTATATGTAGACGCACAGAACAAGATATTTCTTCTTAATGGAAAACCAATAGGAGAAGGGATTGAATCTGTACAGATTAATTTTGACGGAACTAAGTGGAGAGTAACTATGGAATGTACTGCAACAGTAACAAAAGAAATAAGCACATATAGCAAAGACGGAGAAAGAGTTGATATAGGTGAATCTAAGGGGGTGGAGAGGTGCAGATAGTACTACTGATTGGAACAGTTGTATGTGCCATAGGTTGGGTAAAGAATAGAATAGATAAACTTATATTATCCAATTATCTGGTAAAAATGAACATTCACCCAACAGATAAGGAGTTAGATGAATGCTCAAGATTTGTTATTAACAAGATATTTCACATTAAGTAAGTCCTGTATATGAATTTATGAGAGATGTAATTACATTTGTTGCAATCTGAGAAAGTACGTTGAGAGAAAAACTGCCAACCTTTCCAGCAACTTCCTTGGTTTTATTCCAATTTGTATCTTTGCGAATATTGTTTATAAATTCATGAGCTTTGGGAGTTAGGTCAACAACAGAACAGCTCCCGGTGCAACTTATAGAAGAATTATATAGATAACCATATAAATCACATTGACGCAAATGATACATAACGGTATTGAAATCATAACCAGGTACAAGAGAATCATAATTTTCATCATCAAGGTAAAAAACTTTATCAAAATCAGATGTCTTTTCAATGGCAAGTAATATGTCACGAATACAATCAGGATTCAATTTCATGCGAAGAATCTCCTTTCTTAAAACTAGGTGCTGCAACACCAGTAATTAAAGTATAGGAGCAAAAAGACATTTGTACAAGGATTTTAAGAAAGGAGCAGACAATGATAATAAGAACTGAATATGCCAATTTTGGCAGACCGGAAGATTTACTCCGGTATATGCAGGAGGAAAACATTGAGGTTGTAACAGTAGAGTCGGAATACTGGGGAGCCAAGCTTGCTCCTATGAAGATGACACAGAAAGATGTAGAAGACTGGGTGAAGATGAAGGAGGAGTAAATGAATTATACAGCAATAGCTATAACAGCAATTATCTGCATAACAATATTGGTGTTATGCCATGAACCTAAGAGGAAATAGATTAAGGAAAGGAGCAAGCATATGAAGATAGCAACAATAAAGAGAGAGCCGGAGGATATGGTGTATACAGTGGAGGAAGTGGCAACAATCATGCGAGCTTCTAAACAGTATGTTTATACACTTATCAACGCAAATCAGATAAGGGTGCTTAAAATCCCTCATACAAGAATAAGAAAGTCAGAGCTTGAAAGATTCTTCAGGGATAATGAGGGAAAGGATTTAACGAATCCGAATGAACCAAAGAATATTGTAATTTAGGAAAGGAAAATAATATGCGACGAGTAGGTTTGATAATTTCGTACAACAAGAGAATTAATGAGAATCTTCGAATTGGTAACACGGAGCTGGCTGCCAAATGGTACACAAGGCTGAGATTGTTGGAGATATTCAGCTTTGTGCCGGAAGGAGCTTACAGACTTCCAACAATATAAAAAAGAGCCGCTTGGACCAGCGGCTCAGTACTTAGAACATTAAATGCTCTGCAAATATAACAATATTATTTTATCAGAAATGTTCAAGTACATCAAGAAAAATTAATAAAATGGTCTTTTTTCTTGGGCTTGTAATGAATATTAACAAGTCTACGAAACAAAGATTGTTTAAAAAGGGGTGTACATGAAAAGAAGAGGTACAAGGTACATTCCCTATGACTATGAAGCGGCAATTGATAAATCTGTAGAAGATATGAATGAGGTCTTCATGGAGTACATGCTGAAGACCAAATACAGGTGCGTCTACACATGTAAGGAGATCCGGGCAGGTAATCAGCTTGAGATAGAAATATATCCAGAGTTCACCAGGAAAGAGGACATTCCGGAAGAAGGAAGGATTAAGGATAAAGAAACTCAAAGAAACCTGAACAATAAGAATGCCATTAAATATTGTGGAAGACTGATTATAGAGAATTTTACAAATGATGATATATGGATGACGCTTACATATGCAGAAGGGAATGAGCCAGCTTGCTGGGATGAGGCTGTAAAAAATATGACTAATTACATCCGACGGATTAATTACAGACGCAAGAAGTTAGGTCTGCCTAAAGCCAAGTACATATATGTTACAGAACATGATCCTGACGCAAAGATACGCTGGCATCATCACGTCATTATGGATGGGCTTCTTGACAGAGATGTATGTGAGAAGTTGTGGAAGCTGGGAGAGCGTTCCCAGTCAAAGCGACTTGAGGAAGATGCTTATGGTCTTGTAGGAATGGCAAAGTACATAACAAAGGACAAGCACCGACAGAAAAATGAGAAGCGGTGGAACTGCTCTACAGGACTTAGACAGTTCAGAGTTCGTAAGGTCCGTTCTAAGAGAAAAGGCGGAAATGGGCGGTATGTTCCTGTAAGCAAATATATAGACACATTTGTAAGAGATAAGGCTGCAAGGGAAGCAGAAATACAAGCCTGGCATCCGGAATATTCTCTTCTGGAATCACAGGTGTATTACAACGGAGTAAATGGCATGTTTTATATAACAGCAAGACTCCGGGATTGGAGAAAAAGAGATGCAAAAGGTAGATATATACATCCAAACGACAGCTAGAGGACCAGCAGTCCGTAAGCATGTAGCATACATGTATGTCTTAAAGATAGTTATTAATGGCAAAGAGTTCATTAGAAACGGCAAGGGCACGCTTGAAAATGTTACAGAGAATCAGGCGGCACTGCAGGCAATAATACATGCACTTATGCGCTTCCATGAAAACTGTGAAATACGCATAAATACAGAATGTGAGCATGTGTTAAACAGTTGTAGAAATGCTTGGCCACAACAGTGGGAAAAGGACGGTTGGAAGAAAAAGACAGGCAAGCCAGTAAAGAATGCGGATTTGTGGCAGCAGTACCTAAATGTAAGCCGCGGACATATTATAAGCTGGTCGGATGAGCCACATGATTTTACAAAGTGGATGGAATATGAGCTTAAGAAGATGGAGGCAGAATATGAGAAATGCCAGTGAGGAAGAAAGAATCAAGAATGAGCTGAAAGAACAGGAGTGGCTGAGGCAGGCAATTCTTACATATGATGAGGATAAAAGTGCAGTTAATACCAGTATGCGTGTAAATCATCTTACACAAGTATCAGGGAAAATAGCAAAGTTGAAAAGAGAGTTATACGAATGTCAGCACACAGCGACATATTAAAAATCAAGATGGCTTCAAATGGCATAAATACAGAATGGGAGAAGCATTTTACTCCATAAATGTCTACAAGATACTTATTTATCTAAGTATATATATCACAGCAACTATTAATATGGCAGCAGACCTCCCTGCTATGGGAGGGGAAAGGAGAGTATGAGCAGAAGCATAATGCAGAATACAAAAGAATGTTTTCTGTGTCGTATGAGAGCAGAGAAACAGGGGTATTTTGGACCTCTTACATCATACGGCTTAGAAAAGCACCATGTTATGCATGGGGTAGCAAACAGAAAGATAGCAGAAAAGTATGGGCTTACCGTGTTTTTATGTGAAAAAGACCATAGAACAGGAGCAGAAGCAGTACACAAAAGCAGAGAAACAGATTTGAAACTCATAAAAGCGGGTCAAAGGCGTTTTGAACAGGTATACAGCCACAGAGAATGGATGAATGCATTTGGAAAGAATTATCTGTATGAAGATTCTATGGATAACAATGTGCTTGAACAGGTATTACAGCAGCTTTTTAAAGATAATAAGCATCTGAGAGACAAAATATACACTTCAAGTCTTGAGACAGTGGAAATCATGGAAATCTTATATGCTGATGAAGCGGCGTATCAGAGTTGTGTACATAACAGGATTTATACAATGGATATAAATCGAGAATTAGGCAGGGTGACAATAACTGCACCACCAGACGAAAAAACAGAATGGAACAGAGAAGATGTTGTGGCAGCAGTTATAGATATTTATAGCAAGACAGAGGAGGATATATGATTGCAGAGATAATAAGCTTTATAGCCGGAGCAGCATTAGCAAGTGTTATTGTCGGATTCTGTAAAGCTGGAAAGGACAACTAATGACACAGGAAACATTATTGCAGATAGGAAAACTTGGACTTGCAATAGAAGATGGCGCAAATATGGTACTGGATATGTACAGAGTCAAGGAAGAACTTACAGGGGAAGACTTATTCAAGGGAGAGCCAAGCGAAGACAGAAGCCATTACGCAGGGTATACAAAGCTGTACAAGCTCCCTGGTATGAAAGATATAGCAGATGATGCGGCTGAATATATCAAGAACCGCTTAAGTGAGGTAATTGAAGAACATTGTAAGTCTTTAGAAGTCTGTATTTCTGCATTAAGCGATGCAGTAACAGTAAAAGAGGACAAGCCAGACAGAAAGGCGAAGTCTCCCAGTAAAGAAGCGCAATGATGCTTTTGGGTTTTATTGTGCACAATGTGGTAAATATGTATCCACAATAACGGTGAGCAGAGAGACATGGGGCTACAAAAGAAATTGTAAATATTACTGCTCATATAAATGCATGAGGGCAGCAGAGAAATAAGAGTATCAGAAAGGAGCCTGGAACTCTGGCCAGAGTGATTCGTACGATGTTCCTTTCAGAAATGACATACAAAGAGTTTTTAGAAAGCAAGATAGAACTTGCACAGGATAGCGGATTTGAAGTAAATCCGACAGATATTAACAAAGCATTAAAGCCACATCAAAGGGATGCCGTAATATGGGCACTTAAAGGTGGAAGAAGAGCTTTGTTTGAAAGTTTTGGTTTAGGTAAAACCATACAGGAGATAGAATTCTGTAAACAGGTAATAGATCACGAGGGCGGAAGAGCTTTGATTGTTCTTCCACTTGGAGTAAAACAGGAATTTACACAGGACGCTGTGAATGTTCTTGGATATGATGCACCTGTTTATTGCAGAAGTATGGAAGAAGTAGAATCCTGTGACAGCAGTATTGTGCTTACCAACTATGAAAGAGTAAGAGATGGTGATATAAGACCAGATTATTTTGTTGCAACATCGCTGGATGAAGCAAGTGTTTTAAGGTCTTTTGGAAGCAAGACATACCAGACATTTCTTGATAAGTTCAAGAATGTTCCTTACAAGCTGGTAGCAACAGCAACGCCAAGTCCAAACAAATACAAAGAGCTTATACATTATGCCGGATATCTTGAAATAATGGATACAGGGCAGGCACTTACAAGATTCTTTCAGAGAGACAGCACTAAGGCAAACAATCTTACATTGTACCCGAATATGGAAGATGAATTCTGGTTGTGGGTTTCATCATGGGCGTTGTTCATAACGAAACCTTCAGATGTAAATCCGAAATATTCTGATGAGGGCTATGTGTTACCTCCACTTGATGTAAGGTGGCATGAGATACCAATACATTACGGGGATACATCTGATAAAACAGGACAAATGCAGTTATTTACAGAAGCGGCAGCAGGCTTGAAGGAAGCTGCAGAAGTAAAAAGAAACAGCATTGACCAGCGTGTTGAAAAAATGAAAGAGATTGTAGAGAGTTCACCTGAGGAGCATTTCCTTTTGTGGCATGACTTAGAGTCTGAAAGAAAGGCAATTCTTAAGGCAATACCCGAAGTTGTAGATATATATGGCTCACAGGATTATGACATAAGGGAAAAGCGGGTTATTGATTTTGCGCAGGGAAGAATCAAGCTGTTTGCAACAAAGAAATCAATATCGGGCTCAGGCTGTAACTTTCAGCGTTACTGCCACAGGGAGATATTCTTGGGGATTGATTATGAGTTTAACGATTTTATTCAGGCAGTACATAGATGTTACAGGTTCTTACAGACAGATACTGTTGTTATAGACATTATATACATGGAGAACGAAAGACAGATAAAAGAAGCACTGCTTGAGAAATGGAAGAATCATAATCATATGGTTAAGAAAATGACGGATATTGTAAAGAAATATGGTTTAAGTCCGGCATCTAAAATAAAGCGGTTAGAGAGAAAGATGGGAGTTGAGACAGTGAAAGTACAGGGAAAGCATTATACAGCGGTAAATGATGATTGTGTTGAAGAGTGCAGAAGAATAGAAAGTAATTCTGTAGGACTTATACACACATCCATTCCATTCGGAAACCATTATGAGTATAGCGCCAATTACAACGACTTCGGACACAATGAGAATACAGAAAAGTTCTTTGAGCAGATGGACTTCCTTACACCGGAGCTTTTAAGGATTCTTGAACCTGGCAGGGTAGCAGCCATCCATGTTAAAGACAGGGTATTATTTGGAAATGCTACAGGAACTGGAATGCCTACAATAGAGCCGTTTCATGCACAGTGTATAGAACACTACATGAAACACGGTTTTCAGTATTTTGGAATGATAACAGTTGTTACAGATGTGGTCAGGGAGAATAACCAGACATACCGCCTTGGATGGTCTGAACAGTGTAAAGACGGTTCAAAGATGGGCGTAGGCTGTCCTGAATACATACTTCTGTTTAGAAAGCTTCCAACGGATAAGTCTAATGCATATGCGGATGATCCTGTAAAGAAAACCAAGGAAGATTATACAAGGGCACAATGGCAGATAGACGCTCACGGATACTGGAGAAGTTCAGGCGACAGGCTTATAAGCAAAGATGAGCTTAAGGAATTTAGTGTTGATGATTTACAGAGAGTTTATAGGGAATACAGCCGTTCCAATGTATACAGCTATGAAGAACATGTGAAGCTTGCGGAAGAGTTAGATAAAAATGATAAGCTCCCAGCCACATTTATGGTTGTCGCTCCCGGTTCATGGAATAACCTTGACGTATGGGATGATATAAACAGAATGAGAACACTTAATACAACACAGAGCAGACGCAGGCAGCAGATGCATGTATGCCCACTGCAGCTTGATATTGTTGAAAGAATCATTAACAGATACAGCAATGAAGGTGACATGGTTCTTGACCCGTTTGGAGGCTTAATGACAGTTCCAATGACGGCAGTAAAGATGAAAAGATATGGCTATGGAATAGAACTGAGCTGTGACTATTTCAGAGATGGTGTTGGATATCTTCAGGAAGCAGAAAATGAGATAGAAACACCTACACTGTTTGACTTTATGGAGGCTTAATATGATAAACGGGGAATTAATAGTTGATAATTTCGCTGGTGGGGGCTGAGCCTCCACCGGAATAGAAGAAGCTACCGGCTTTAGTGTTGATATAGCAATTAACCATGATCCTAAGGCTATTGCAATGCATAAAGCAAACCATCCGAATACAAAGCATTATTGTGAAGATGTATGGCAGGTAGACCCAGTGCAGGCATGTAATGGGCATCCTGTGGGGCTTGCCTGGTTTTCTCCGGACTGTAAACATTTCAGCAAGGCAAAAGGCGGCAAGCCAAAGGATAAGAATATAAGAGGTCTTGCATGGGTAGCATGCAGGTGGGCTGGACTGGTAAGACCTAGAGTAATCATGTTGGAAAATGTGGAAGAATTCAAAACATGGGGACCATTGAACAGGGGGCATCATCCAATCAAAACAAAGCAGGGCAAGACATTTAATAAATTTGTAAGCCAGCTGCAGGATTTAGGATATGAAGTACAGTTCAGGGAGCTTGTGGCAGCAGATTACGGAGCACCAACCATGAGAAAGAGATTCTTTATGGTTGCAAGATGTGACAAGAGAACTATTATATGGCCAGAGCCTACACATGCACCGGCAGACAGCGAAGCCGTGAAAGAGGGACTGCTAAAGCCTTATGTTGGAGCGTATACACAGATAGATTTTAGCAGACCGTGCCCCAGCATATTTGATACATCTGAACAAATAAAGGAGAAATATGGAATAAAAGCGGTAAGACCATTAGCACCTAAGACAATGGAAAGAATCGCAAGAGGTTTGAAGAAATTTGTTTTGGATAATCCAGAGCCTTTTATTGTTTAGTGTAATCATGGTGGGGATAGAAGACCCCTGGATACTAAAGAACCATTGCCAACAATTACAGGTAAACATGGATATGGGATTGTTGAACCAACGCTTGCACCATATATGGGAACTAATACAACAAATCATCCGGGTGGAAATTGCAGAAACCCGATACATACAATCACCACAGGTAATCAACAATGTCTTATTAGTCCAATACTGATTCAGTATCATTCCGAAACGAATCAGGGAGAAGTAAGAGGTCAGACGATAGATAATCCGGTTATGACTATAGATGGTTCTAACAGATATGGACTGGTTTTATCGAACCTTATTCAGATGAATAACCATTGTGACGGAAGAGATATAAAGAAGCCTCTTCCAACTATAACAGCAGGTGATGGACATTTCGGAGAAGTAAGGGCATTTCTTGTTAAGTATTATGGTGATGCTACAGGACAAGATATTAAACATCCTCTCGATACAATTACCACAAAAGACCGGTTTGGTCTTGTAACCATAAAAGGAACAGAATACCAGATTGTTGATATAGGACTAAGAATGTTAGAGCCTAGGGAATTGTATGGGTGCCAGGGATTTCCAAGCGACTACATAATTGACCATGATTACACAGGAAAGACATATCCAAGAGCTGAGCAGGTTAAGAGATGTGGCAATTCTGTTAGTCCAATGGTACCAAATGCACTGGTAAGAGCTAACCTTAAAGAATTATGTATAGCGCAGAGAATGCCTAACTGCAGTATAAACGAGGAAAAGACAGGACAATTAAGATTTGCCTAATAAAATAATAAGGAGAATGATTATGATTAAATGTGATAAAGGAAGAATCAAAATGGAGGGAACCCCCGCACTATTAACAGCAGAATTAGGAGTAATAACAAGGGAAGTGTATAGAGGCATGGTTAGAGCAGGACTCTCGGAGAATTTTGCTAAGAGCAAAATAGAGCATATGCAGGAAATTGCCCTGATGACAGATGAAGAATTTGAAAAAGAGAAGGAGAAGACTTTGGATGAAAAAGCAGAGAAACTTGCAGATATGATACTAAAAAGCATGGGTATATGGAGGTAGTATGGCAGCAGGAATAATAGGTTTTATAGCCGGCTTTATAGTGGCGTGGGTAATATCAGCATTATGTAATGCAGGAAGGGGAAACTGGGATGAATAGAGATTGTATTATGATTAATCTGGAGCAGAGAGATTGTAAGGGGCTTATTGAGTTATATTGCGCCAAGGAGGATAAGCCTTGCCCATTCTATAAGCCGGCGGATAAATACAATAGAGATGGCAGCAGAAAGAAGGAATAGATAATGCGGAAAACTATCCCTAAAAAGATTAGAAAGATTGTGTATCAAAAATATAATGGTCACTGTGCATATTGTGGTTGCGAGATACCGGAAAAAGGATTTAATGTAGACCATCTGCATTGTTTAAGAAATTATGAGTATGACGAGGACATAGATGTTCACGATGTAAGCAATATGATGCCAGCTTGCGGCTCCTGCAATCGATATAAGGCAACGATGGATTTAGAGACATTTAGAGAGCAATTACAGAAAATACCAGACAGGCTAAAAAGGGATGTGTGTACTTACAATATCGCTGTGAGGTTTGGTATGGTTCAGGAAAAACGAGAGCCAATAAAATTTTACTTCGAAAAAATGAAAGAAACAGGAACGACAGAAGTCACAGGCAAGGATTTCAAGTCCGAATACATAATTTTAAAAAATAAAATTAAGACAAAACAGTGCAGCATAGAATATGCGCAAGGATATTTGTATTGCTTAATAAATATGCTTGTGACTGATGACGGCCTGTATGATGAATATTCAAGGGCAATAGATGACATAGGAGTGAGGTGATTATATGTGGAAAGTAACGAAGAAAGACGGTAGTACGGTAGATATAGAAAGAGATAACAGCCTTGTAATATACATAAATGAGCTTAAAAACGAAGCTGATCTTGGTGAGATACTTAAGATTGAGAGGTGCGAGGGTGAGCAGAAGACGACATAAACATTTATGTGAATATACTTGTTGCGAGCAATGTTCTAAGAGCGTGGCAGCAGACGGAACATATACATGTAATAACAAAACGGTTATAGAGAACTACATGCCAACAGAAGATTACTTCTGGTGTGATGGAGAGATGTTTATCAGAAGGGAACATGAATAAAATTCCAAAAGAAATAGTTGATAAAATTGAGCAAAGAAACACGCTCAATGAGGAAATTGCTGAATGGTGCAAGGAAAATCTTGATATGGATGGCATGGATTCTGATTTTGCTGACATTACCAGTTATCATTCAGGTGAGGAACAGGGAGACGATAATTGCAAAGAATGGTGCGACCAACAATGTTTAGGCGAAGATTGGTATGCAGGACATTATTACTGGGAGACTGAATACAAGAAAAAATATCTCCATATGGAGTTTAACATTTAATTAGACAGGAGGTAATAAAATACATGAATTTAGAGAAGCGAAAGGAATGTTTTAAAAATCATAAAGCACAATTCACCGATTATGGGAATATCAAAATTCTTGATTTTAAAGAACCTGGGAAATTTGAGTATAGAATCAGATTTCTTTTTGAAGAAGATTATTGCAGATTGCACATAAGTGGTGATTTGGGAGAACTTATAGCGACTAATTATAACAATATGATTTATGAAAAATTTTCTGACTTTGTTAATGACGTTGGATATTTTGAATCAAAGATAGATTGTCATAACAGACCTATATATGTGTATGATCAGGATAAAGCAAGAGAAGAATTAATGCAAAGGGCAACAGATGATGGAGATTGGCTAGATATATCTGAAAGATATGATTATGAGGATGATGAAGAATTAAGATTAGAATACATTATCGATGATATTCTTGAAGATTTTAGTGATGCAACGGGTATAAGTAGTAATGGACGTGAGGCATTAGGCGAGATTGTTCCAAACGAGTGGGAGTTTTCAGATGATATAGGAAAGACGGAAACAGGAATATTAGAATTATATATGTTAGCATTCAAGCTAGCACAGGAGCAGTTAAAGAATAAGGACAGTAAATTAAAGGCAGGTGATGAATAATTTGAAAAACAATAATATAAAAGCATTAGGAAGGAGAATGACAATGAACAATAATAAATGGCCTAAATGGTGTGGAGAAGATACTAGATGTGATGAAGTAGGAGAAGAAGGCTGTTGTTATCTTAATGATGATGGAGAATGTATAAAGACGGTTAAACAGGCAGGTGATGAATAACTTGAACGATATTAAAAAATTATTAAAACAATATCCTGATCTGATAAAAGAACAGGAAGACTTACAGAGGGAAATTACACAGATTCAGAAAGACCTTGACAATATGACACGTAAGGGAGGCTACACAGAAAGAGATAGTGTATCTGGTGGTAACGGAGGCAAGCAGCACTATATAATAGAGGGATTTCCACATAAGATATACTCTGAGAGAAAAACAAAGCTGCAGATGAAGCAGTTAAAAAAGGAGCAGATTGATAATATTCTTGAGCAGATTAAAGAATTAATAGAGAAAGAGCCTAATGTGAGGATGAGACGCATGATGCGTCTTAAGTATACCGATAGAATGACATGGTATCAGGTGGCCATGCATATGGGAAAGAATTGTACAGCGGAAAGCTGCAGAAAAGAAATGGAAAGATATCTGAAAGAAAAATAAGTTTGTCCGTTTTGTCCGTATGAGGTGTGATAATATTTAGCTTGGAATAGATGTGATGTCAAACATAAGCTATAATCCTTCTCCAAATTATTATTGTGAAAAGCTCCGGCAGTATGCTAGTGAAGAGATTCATTGGCAGCAGTCGGAGCTTTTTGGTTAAAAAGGAAGGTGATGATATTGCCAAATGCACCAAACTATGAACAGGCGCAATTTGATTATATATCCGGCATGAAATATAAGGAACTGGCACAGAAGTATGGTGTAAGTATTAATACTATAAAAAGCTGGAAAACAAGGTATGGCTGGATGAAAGCAAATAAAAGTGCACAGGAGAAAAAGTGTGCACACAAAACCGAAAAAGTATGCACACAAACTGAAAAAGGTGTGCACACAAAAAATGAAGCTGTTGTGAATGATGTTCAGATGGTAGAGGACAATACCAATCTAACTGAGAAACAACGGCTTTTTTGTTTGTATTTTGTTAAATGCTTTAATGCAACAAGAGCATATTTAAAAGCATATAACTGTTCTTACAGAACGGCGGCAGTAGAGGGCTGTAAGTTACTAAGAAACCCTAAGATTAAAGAGATGATAGATATTCTTAAAAAAGAGCGGATAACAAGAGAGTATTTAACTCAGGAAGATATATTCCAAAAGTATATGGATATAGCCTTCTCAGATATTGGAGATTATGTAACATTTGGAAAGAAAAAGGTTCCTGTATGGGTTAAGAAAGATGGAAGGGACATTCCTGTTATAGATCCTAACACGGGAAAGCAAAAAATAAATGAATATTCCTATGTTGATTTGAAAGAATCCGATTACACGGATACGAGTATATTGGCGGAAATATCAGAGGGACAGAATGGAATAAAAATTAAGATGCATGACCAGTTAAAAGCGCTTGATTGGCTTGCAGCACATATGGATATGGCTACAGCGGAACAGAAAGCAAAAATTAACCTGTTAAATGCACAAAGAGATAAGCTGCAGCACAAGGAAGATGATGGAGAAGATGAAAGCGTGGTGATTATTAACGATGTCTGAAATAAGGATAAGTGACTTGATAATACCTAAATACCAGCCGTTATTTAATAATCACAGCATTAAACACATTATTCTGACTTCTGGGCGAGCTGGCACAAAGTCCAGCTTTGCGGCAATAAGGGGGGATTATCAGATAATATCTCCGGAAAAAGGCTCAGTAGTTGTGCTAAGAAAACATCACAACAAGCTTAGAAAAACCGTGTATAAGGAAATGTTAAGAGGAATTAGCCGATTAAAAGTACCTAAGAGCAAATTCCATATAACCAAGAGTCCCATGGAGATTAAATATTTAAAAAATGGGAATACGATGTATTTTGCAGGCTCTGACGGTATCGACGATACAAAAGGTATTATAGACGAGGATAGGCCTATAAAACTGGTAATTATCGATGAAGCTACAGAATTCTTTGATGATGGAGATGGAGAAGATGAGCTTTTAAACATAGAGGCTACATTTGCCAGAGGGAATAATGGCGGCTTCCAAATGATATATCTGTACAATCCACCCAAGAATCCCAATGCTCCAATCGTAGAGTGGTGTAAAAAGATGGAGAAGCGTCCAGATTGTGTGCATATTCACACGACATACAAAGATGTTCCTCCAGAGTGGGTAGGAAAGGACCTTATAGAGACAGCGGAGACATTAAAAGAATCTGATGAAAAACAATATCGCTGGGTGTGGCTGGGAGAGAGTACTGGAATAGATGAAATCATATATTACATGTTTAACCAGAATATGATAGTTGAACCTCCAAGAGCTGTTTATCCGGTTGCAATCGGAGTGGATTATGGACAGATGAATGCAACAACATATGAGGCATGGGGGCTAGACGTTGCAAAGAAAAAATTCAGAGGACTTAAAGAATACTATTATTCTGGAAGAGATGAAGGTAAACAGAAATCCCCGTCAGAATATGCATCAGATTTCAAGAAATATTTTGAAGAGCTGCAGAAAGAATATGGAATAGCGACAGCCATTGTGTATATAGATCCTTCCGCCAAAGGTCTCGCGGAAGAAATCAAGCGTAAATGCCCGGCTGTAAAGATAGTAGACGCTCAGAACGATGTTGCGTTAGGAATATCAAGGACGCAGAAACTAATGACATATGGAGTGTTAGAGGTATCCTCAACACAGGAGAATCTTACACGGGAAGCTGGTACATACGAATATGATGCCAAATCAATTGAACAGGGGAAAGAAGTGCCGGTAAAGGTAAATGACCACTGCATGGATGCTATGCGTTATGCGGTTATGGGAATGTGGAAGTATCTTAAGTACTTTTTACCTATAGCAGAACAGGAGGACTAAATGATAATAACAAAATTTTTACAGAAATATGGTTACGATACAATAGATACAGGGTTTTACAGCAAAATAGAGGAATGGAAAAGCTGGTACAGGTCTAATGTAAGAAGATTTCACTCGTATAGGATATATTCCGGCGAGAAGTATATTAACTGCAAAAGAGGGGCTATGGGAATGGCTAAGAAACTTAGTGAAGATATAGCTGACCTTCTGCTTAATGAGCATGTAGCGATAACGATAAATGATGAGCATACAAGCGAATATGTTAAAGATGTTCTCAATAAAAATAATTGGCAGGTGCTGGGAAATACATATCAGGAGAAGAAGGCCGCATTGGGGACTGTAGCATATGTGCCGTATATAACAAATGCGATGGCGAATGAAGAGACCGGAGAACTTATTGCAGGACATGGAGAAGTAAAAATTGATTATGTGGCAGCAGATAATATATATCCCCTTAGCTGGAGCAATGATTACATAGAAGAATGTGCTTTTGTGTTTCCTAAGACATATAAGACAAAGGAATATGCTGTTATACAGATACATGCTTTAGAGAATGGAGAGTATGTAATACATAACCACGTTGTGGAGGCAACAAAGGGAGTCGGCACGGAAGTAGATCAGGCACTATGGAAAGGCATGGCACCGTTCCAGAACCTGACTCCTGTTATACATACTGGCAGCAGCAAGAGACAGTTTGTAATTGACAAGCTAAATGTTGCGAACAACTTTGATGAGGACAATCCTATGGGGATTGCGATATATGCAAATGCAATAGACCAGCTAAAAGGCTGTGATACAGCATATGATAGTTATGTTAATGAATTTGTGCTTGGAAAAAAGCGAATATATGTAAGCCATGATGTTATGCAGGAAACAATTGGTGGAAACAAGCAATTTGACCCAGACGATGTTGTGTTCTATAAACTGCCAGAAGAGAATATGGACGATAAAAGGCCTATTGTTGAAAGCAATATGGAGATAAGGGCGGAGGCTCACAATAAAGGTATTAATGATTTTCTTAATATTCTTTCTGTGAAAACAGGCTTCGGCACAGAACACTATAAATTTGAGAACGGCAATATAACCACAGCTACACAGGTGATATCTGAGAATAGCGATATGTACAGAACAATCAAGAAGCATGAAATTATCCTGAATAATGTTATTACAGAGCTTATAGCAATAATATGCCGGCTTGGTAACAGCATAGGGGTAGGAGTAAATGAAGAGGCAGAGGTAAACATAGATTTTGATGATTCTATAATTGAGGATAAAGACACAATCCGCAAAGAAGATAGAAATGATGTATCTATGGGTGTAATGTCTCTGGCAGAATATAGATCTAAATACTATGGGGAAACGCTAGAAGAGGCACAGAAGAAACTTCCAGAGCAGGAAACAGTATTGGAGTGATAACATATGGCATTGACGCAGGAAGAGATGGAGCAAATGCCTAAGCCAATAGAGCAGGCATTTTCAGACTTAGAACTTAAGATACTGGAAGATATTGTTGCCAGGATAAAAGAAAACAACATGATAACCGGAACGGCAGAATATGACATCTTCCAGCTTGTTAAGATGGGTGAAAGTGAAAAAATGATAAAGCGGTATGTTGAAAAGACATTAAAGCTTACATACTCTGAAATTGAAGATATATTTGGTGATGTATTTGAGAGAGGGTATAACAGGGATAGTAATTTATATAAAGCGGTTGGAGCTGATTTTGTTGCGTATAAAGACAACAAGCAGCTCCAACAGTTTATAGGGGCAATAAAGGACCAGACAAAGGGAACATATAAGAATATAACTAATACAATGGGCTTTGTACGACAGAGGGAAGGTGTTAAGATGTGGGTACCATTAACCAAGTATTACAAAGATACCTTAAGCCGTGCAGTGTTTGAAATAACCAGTGGAGCATTCAGTTATAGTCAGGTTATTAAGCGCACCATAAATGAGATGACTAACTCTGGAATACGAACAATAGACTATGCAAGTGGAAGAACCAGCCGTATAGAGGTTGCAGCGAGACGTGCCATAATGACAGCGGTTACACAGGTTACAGCAAAGGTAACAGAGCAGAACATGGACAAGCTGCACACGGACTATGTAGAAGTAAGCTGGCATGAGACCGCTAGACCTACACATCAGGTATGGCAGGGGCGTGTGTTTAAGTGGAATAGAGGAAATGAAGTAAATGCTGTATCAGATAAGGCACAAAATGAGGAGCAGCTTCTTAGAAATGATCCTGAATATCAAGATGCAATTAAGCAGAGAAGGGAAGAGTGGAAGAAAAAACATTCAGGATTTGATAAAGCAACCGTCAAGACAGAGATTAATAATATCAAGAGCCAGATTGAAGATATGCAGAAACAGATAAATGCGAGTCTTGAGAAAGAAAAGCCTCTTGAAAAGAAAGTATATATTGATGGAACTGGCACTGATGAAGATATGAGGATATTAAGGCGGTCGGTTACTGAAAGAAAGAAGTTAAAGGAGCAGGTAGAAGCTCTTAACAACAATATGCTTGATAAGCAGGAGATTTATAAGAATGAAGCACAGAACAGAATTCTTAAAGCCGGTACAGTTGAGGAAATAAAGTTATCTAAGAAAATGACACCTGATACAGTTGATGCATTGGAAGATGCATTAACTAAGCTTAAGGACAAATATGGCATTATGCCAAAAGGTATTATATATAATCCGTCAAAAGTGCCGGATGCCACAGTTACATATAATTGGCTGGACGACAAAATATATATATCTAATAAATTCAATGATGTGAACAAATATGCTGATGTTGTTAAGAAATCTGAAGATTCTCTTATAGAGTACAGAGAGAAGAGCGGAATTATTAAGATTCAGGAGGAGAAGCTAAAGAATGCAGAGAAGATATTATTAGATAAAAACATAAAGGGATATGAAAGAGAAAAGGCTGTTATCAATAAAGCTGAGGCAGAAATTGAGCTGAATACACAGTGTATGGCAGTTAGGGAAAATCTCATGGATACTTTAACCCATGAATATGGCCACTTTATACACAGACATGCTAATATGGACTATGTCCAGAAATCAAGCGTATTTGGAGCAAAGGATTTAGGCGGCAAGCTTATTAATGGCGATTGGAAGTACGATATCAACACAAAATATTCTGCAAATGCTAAGATAGAAGCCGCAAAAATAAGTAAATATGCCACAGAGAGCCCATATGAAGCATTTGCGGAAGGTTTTCTTGCTAAGGAAAAAGGTCAGGAGATACCAGAGAGCATAGAAAAGGTTATTGAAGAGGCTAAGGTTAAGGCAGGAGTTAAAGGATTAAATAGTAAAAAGCGTAGCGTAGAAGATATTACTCATGAGTATTTTACCAAAACTTCTCCTGATAAAGGAGTTATAACCTTTGATGAAAATATTAATGAATCTGACAAAGAAACTACACAATGGTTATATGATTTGTTTGGAGGTAATATAAAATGCTTAAAGGAAAATTCTCAAATTGGAAAAATGCCGGATGCAATTTGGAACGATACATATTGGGAATATAAAGCACCTTCTACTAAAAATGCAATTGATTCTAGACTACAAAAAGCAAGAAAACAAATAGAAGAGGCATTGGCAAGGGATAATAAGGAATATTCAAAATGCGGAGTTGTTTTGGATATAACGGATAGGAAGATACCACTTGAGGAATGCATTAAATGTATAGAAGACAGAGCTTCCGATAGATGTTTAAATAATACGGAAGTAATTATAAAGGATAAAGATAAAGTAATAAAAATATTGAGAGTAAAAAAATAAATCCATTCATGGTCCAAAGCTGGTCCACAAATGGATTTATATAAGATATCTTACTTATATTATATCCAAAATCAAGAAAATATCAACACTTAATAAAAAAATTCACCCAAGTTGCACTGGTGCAACGGAAAGGAGACAAAGTGGCAGCAGAAGAATATCCGGATTTTGTACAAATAACAGGGTATGGCGTAGATCCTCTGGGCTTATGTGGCATTAACTGTTATCATCATTTTTGGGCTTTTATTCCTGGCGTGTCTGTAAGACTCTATACAGATAAGCAACTGGATGAAATGAACGCTAAAGAGAACAGAAAAAGAGAGTACAATGGCAAGGAGTATACTACATACGAGATAACGCAGAGAATGAGACAGCTTGAAGCACTAATGAGAAAACAGAGAATGGATATACACCTGTTAAAACAGTCAGGGGCAGAACAGGAACAGATAAAGGCGGCAAGAGCACAGTATAGAAAGACCAGCGCTGAATACACAGATTTTGCGGCAGAAATGGGAATGAAAGAGAGAAGAGACAGAGTAACAGTAGATGGTCTTGGAAGGGTGTAATATGATATTGATACAGATGTATGATAATGGATTTATAATAGATGGACATGCGGGATATGCTGAACCTGGAAAGGATATTGTGTGTGCTGCAGTATCAGCTATAAGTCAGACGTGTGTTATGAGTATAGAGGATTTGACTAAAAATGAGTGCATATGCAGGCAGGAAAACGGATATATGGAGTTGAAATGTAAGAATCCAGATATGGATACAATCCTGTTATTAAGGGCGTTTGAGACAGGTGCAAGGGCAATTTCTGAAAATTATAAAAAGTTTGTCCGTTTTGTCCGCTTCAGGTGTGTTAATCTTTAAAATGAAAAAAATATATCGAAATCAAGGCGAGGTCAAAAATGACCGCGCCTTTTTTCGTGCCGAAACGTGAGAGGCATTAAACACGGAACAACAGGAGGTTTTCTATGAAAAGAAAATTAAACTTACAGCTCTTCGGTGACGGCGATGGAGAGGAAACAACTGGAACAGCCGGAAAAGAAACAAACCGTGGTGGGAACTACAGTTATGAACAGGCAGAGGAAATTGCGACTGCTAGAGCAGAAAGAGCAGAAAAGGCAGCGCTTTCTAATTTCTTTGCACAGCAGGGAATGTCTAAGCAGGAAGCAGAAGAGGCCTTTAAAGATTATAAGGCAAAGAAAGCAGCATCTAAACCAGATGTGAGCGCTCTGGAAAAGGAAAGAGATGAAGCAAAGACAAAGCTTGCGGCTTTGGAAAATCAGAATCTTTTACGAGGAAAGAAAGTAAGAGAAGAGGACATTGATTATGTAACATTTAAAGTCGGTCAGATGGTTGATGATAAGACGGATTTTAATGCGGCAGCAGACAAGTTCTTAAAGGATAATCCACGATACAGAGAACAGACAGGGATAAGGGTATCCACTGGTGTATCTGGTAATGGAAATGCTGATACAAGAACATCTAATGAAAAAATAAATGACGCTTTAAAAGCTGCATTTAAGGGAAATAGGAGGTAAACATGAATAGAAACAGTAAATTAAATTTACAGAGATTTGCAGAAGGAAGTATGGTAAGCAGAGAAAATGCCGGCGCACTTATTCCAGAACAGATAAGCAGAGAAATTATACAGTCTGCAGTGCAGGGTTCAGCTGTATTACAGTTAGGAAGGAAATTACCTAACATGACAAGCAATAAAACATCTATGCCAGTGCTTGATATGCTCCCATTAGCATATTTTGTGAATGGAGAACCAGGAACAAAGCAGACATCAAGACAGGCATGGGACAAGAAAATAATCTATGCTGAGGAGATTGCTGTTATTATTCCAATTCCGGAGGCAGTATTAGATGATGCAGACTATGACCTCTGGGGCGAAATAAAGCCAAGAGTCGCAGAGGCATTTGCTAACAAGATTGATGGTGCAATTTTATTTGGAGTAGATAAGCCGACTAAATGGAGAAATGATATTGTTACTACAGCTACGGCAGCAGGCGCAAAGAAGAATTTAACGGATGATCTTTACAACGACATAATGGGAGAGGGTGGAACAATTGCAAGCATTGAGAAGTCGGGATATCTTCCTAACGGATATATCGGTGATGTAACAATGCGTGCTAAGTTAAGAAGCTTAGTTGATAAAAATGGACATCCACTCTTTAAATCAGATATGCAGGGCTCAACACAGTATGCACTTGATGGAGGTCCTATGTACTTCCCATTAAATGGTGCATTTGATGCGACTAAGGCGCTTATGATTGGTGGAGACTTTAAACAGCTTGTATATTCAATCAGACAGGATATTACATACAAGATATTCACAGAAGGTGTAATTCAGGATCCATCAACTAAGGAAATTGTATATAACCTTATGCAGAATGATATGGTTGCACTTAGAGCTGTAATGAGACTTGGCTGGGAGATTCCTAATCCAGTGAACCTTATGGAAAAGAACAAGACTAAGAGATGCCCATTCTCTGTACTGTTACCAAGTCTTTAATATAGGAGGTGCTAATGAGATACGCAGATTACAGTTATTACACGGATAACTACCTGTCAGGCAGGACGGCGCTTATTAGCGCCTCTGATTTTGATTATTATGCGGAACAGGCTGGAACATGGTTAAGTCATTACACATATGGGAAAATTGAAAAGATAAAGGATGTTCCGGATAAAGTTAAGCAGTGTACATGTGCTATTGCTGAAAAGATGTGCAGATACGATAAGGCAACGGAGACGCAAGGAATAACATCCGAGAAAGTCGGTGATTATTCTGTGACGTATGAAAGTCGTGCTACACAGAAAGAAACATTAAAAGCGGATATTAAGGAACTTATTGATATGTATTTATCAGGTACAGACTTATTGAGCCGTATAATGCAAGGAGGATGTACTCATGAAATATAAAGTTACAGCACCTAAGAAAACGAATGAGATTCTGTATGGAATTGAATTCAAAGATGGAATAGGCTACAGCAACAATGACTATGTCGTTTCTGTCCTGAAAGCAAGCGGCTATGAGGTTGAGGAATTAAAGTCGGTTAAAAAGAAAGAGACAGAAGATGTACACTAATTCAGACATGACGCTGTATTCATATTCAGAGAACGGATATGAGCGATGTTATATTGAAAAAGTGTTCTGGCAGGACAGCACACAAAAGAATATAAGCAAAGAGGGTAACAGTGGCGCTGATGAGGTGTATATTTGCATACCTTGTTCTGCTGATATGGTATTTACTGTTCGCAGAGATATTGTTGTTAAAGGAAGATGTGAACTTGAGTTTGATAATACAAGCGACAAGGGCATATCTGACAGCCTTAAACAGCTAAAGAAACTTGCAAGGGTATATGAGATTACTAAGGTTGCAGATAAACGCTATGGAAGCAGAAATATGCAGCATTATGAACTGAATTGCAGGTGATAATATGAAATTTGAGTGCAAAGGCAATTTTAAGGCTACATTAAAGGACTTCCCTAATAAAAGAAAAGGGCTTCAAAAAGGAGGCCCTGTGCAAATTTTTATTGATAATGAGGTTATGAAACAGATGTCGCCTATGATGCCGAGAGATGAAGGGCATATGATCCAGAGCATGATAACCAGTACAGTTACAGGCTCTGGTGTAATTAATGTTAATACACCTTATGCACGTTTCCAACATGAAGGTAAAGTAATGATATACGAACCTACAGGAAGTACATATGCACCTAAAGATGCTAAAAAGATAGTAACAGCAAGAGATCTACAATATCAGGGAGCACCAACAAGAGGGGCTTTTTATTTCGAGAGAATGAAAAAAGCCAAGAAAGACCAGATACTGAAAGGAGCGCAGGCATTAGCCAACAAACTATGACAGTATTAGAAGCAGCTAAAGAAATAATAATGAACTATCCAAGGATAGATGAATTTACTAACAATATTCATTATGACTTTTCGGATAATACTGAAGGAGAAACCGGGCTCTTTGTAACAGGAGACAGCAAGATAAAGGAAGATGTGCTTGGGAGACAGGTAAGACAGATGGATATAATTATGTATTCAACCTGTCAGGCATCTTCTGACTATGACAGATTAAGTAATAGTACATTCCTTGATGAACTGGCTTTCTACCTTGAGAATGTAGAAGAAAATGAGTATGAGATTACTAAAGGTGACGGGCATGAGCTGTATCACGGCCATATTAAGAATATGAACTGTGCCAACGCAATGCTTGTAACTTATCTGAATGATGAAGTAACGGGACCGGTAAGGTATCAATTGCAGATAATTATTCAGTACACATTAGATTCATAGGAGGTAATTATGAACAGAAACAGAGAAATTAAGTTGCAGCTTTTTGGAAGTGGAGAGGAAGCTAAAACAGGAATAGGTAAGCTGAAAAGAAAGCATTTACTGCATTATATTAATGCTAATTTTGGTACAGGTGATCCAGTGTGGTTTCTTATAGGAAAAGATGTAGAGGAAATGAATGTGGAACTTAATCCGGACACAGAGACAAAGAAAAACATATGGGAAGAGACCTCTACCCAGGACAATGGATATGAGCCGTCCATGAGTGTTGATACATATTATGCTAATACGCAGGACGCTATTTATCCGAAGCTGCTTGATATAAGTATGAACAGACTTACAGGAGATGACTGTACAACTCAGATTCTTGAAGTAGTGGTTGATACTGTAGAAGGACCATATAAAGCATGGATAGAAGATGTTCTTGTAAAGCCACAGAGTTATGGTGGTGGAGCAGGTGCGGTTACAATTCCGTACAATATTAGCTTTAATGGAAACCGTAAGCAGGGCACAGTAACCATGGCTGATAAAGTACCAACATTTACAGCAGTGTAGGAGGTAGAGGAGAATGGAAAATCTTTCGTTTGATGAAGGTCTGAAAAGTTACAAGATAAATGGTGATTCTAATAGAGTCTTACGTTTTAATCCGGGAGATATTAATATTCTTCCAAGATATAGAGAGGTTGTTGCAAAGCTTGAAAAAATCTCTGAGAGTCTGCCAGAAGCTTCTATTAATCCAGATGGAAGCCCGGCAGACAATGTGGAAATAGTCTCAGAGCAGATAAGCACATTTAATGGAGAATTAAAGAAACAGCTTAATTATCTGTTTAATGCGGATGTATACGATATTCTTTTCGCTGGACAGTCTCCATTATGCAGGGTTGGCAAGGGAAAGCTTCTTGTAGAAGAGATAATCGACAAGATTGGCAGACTGATAGGAAAAGAATGTGGAGAGACTATGGATAATGTTAATCTTAAAGTTAATAGTTATACTTCTCCATACGAAAACAGACAGCAGCGCCGTAGTAAGAATAAGAAGGGTAGAAGATAACTCATGAATGGTCTTCCAAAGAAATTAAAAGTAGGTGGAAAACTTTACTTAATCAGAACGGATTACAGGGATATATTAAGAATCATACAGGCTTTCAACGATCCGGAACTAAGTGATGATGAGAAATGCTATGTTTGTATGAGAATACTATATCGAGATTATGAAAGTCTTCCACAGGACAGTATTCAGGAAGCATATGATAAAGCTGTATGGTTTATTGATTGCGGCAAGTGTTATTCAGAGGAGAAAACACAGAGTGTAAGGCTGATGGACTGGGAACATGACGAATCCTTAATTATACCGGCGATAAACAGGGTGGCTGGTAAAGAGGTTCGTATGGAACATTATATACACTGGTGGACCTTTGTAGGCTTTTATATGGAAATAGGAGAATGTGTATTTTCAGAGGTTGTGTATATAAGGCAGAAACTAAGCAAGGGCAAGAAGCTTGAAAAGTATGAGCGTCAGTTTTATCAGGATAATAAAAAAATGATTGATATCCCTCGGGTTAAAACGCAGGAAGAAATCGAAGAAGAAAAACTTATAGAATCTATATTTGGATAGAGGGCTGACACAGTCCTCTATTTTTGCATTTAAGGAGGGCTGGTGTGGCAAAAAAAGAAGGCGAAGGAACCATTAGTTTTGACACTGCTATTAACCTTGATGGAATGGAAGATGATGTCAAGGATTTAAGAAGCATGGCAAGTGAAATAGCAAAGTCTATAGAGAACATGGGAAGAAATGTTGAGAAGGCGGTTGGAGAAATTGACACAAGCGGTGTTCAAGAGGATTTGGATAGCCTGTCGGAAGATGCCATAAAAGCTGCAGAAGCAAGTATGAAGGTTAATGCGGCAATGGCTAAACTTGATGATGTTAATGGGCCGCAAGCTATAATTGCAGCGATAAAAGAATATAAGAAGCAGCTGGAGGAGCTGGAAGATAAGGTTGCGAGCTATTCAGACATTGAGATTGGGAAAAATTCTGAAACATACAAAGAAGATCAGGCTGCAATAGAAGAGCTAAATAAATCTATAGAGTATGCACAAGGTGAACTCAGAGATTATTACATGCAACAGCAGGCTAGTAAGATGGCAATAGACCAGGCTAAACAGGCAGCAAAAGAAAAGGCGGCAGCAGTTAAACAGGCGGAGAAGGAAGAGGCCGATGCGGTTAATCAGGCAGAAAAAGAACAGGCAGCAGCTGAAAAAAGGTCTATAGCAAGAAAGAAGAGGCTTGGAAGCGTTCTTAAAATGGTAGGAAGTAACATTGGTAGAACGCTTACAAAAGCTACGGGGTTAAGTGGTGCATTTAATGGTACAAATAAGGCTTCAGATAAAATGCATAAAGCCTTTGCAAAAATTGCACAATTAGCTAAAACGGCACTATTTTTCTCGGTGATAACAAAAGGGCTTAATGTAATAAGAGACCAGATGGGGGGAATGCTTTCTGTAAATAAAGAGTTTTCTTCCTCATTGGCGGCGGTTAAAGGAAATTTGTTAGTAGCGTTTCAACCTGTGTATACAGCTGTTTTACCATATATTAATGCTTTTATGGCAGGGCTTAAAAGTATAACAAACCAGCTTGCAGTATTTACTAATACTTTATTTGGTAAGAGCGTGAGCGCCAGCAATGCGGCGGCAAAAGCGTTGAATAAGCAGGCGGCAGCCACAAAAAATGTAAAAAAACAGACACAGCTTGCATCTTCCAGTATCGACGAATTTAATATTTTGTCTTCTAACACAGATGAAAATAACAGTTCTGGGACCACGGCCACATTTGATGTGCAGGATGATGCCGGGGCTGCTACATTTGCCGAAAAGGCAAAAGAAGCTTGGAATAATATTGACATGACGGATATTGGCAGAACCATAGGTGAAAAGATAACCAACTCACTTCAAAACATTGATTGGAGTACAATTCAGCAGGAAGCATCTAATATATCTATCCGATTTGCAACATTTTTTAATGGTTTAAATGATGGAATTAATTGGAATACAGTAGGACAGACGGTTTCTAGTGGCCTTAATACGGTTTTACTTACAATAAATACATTTCTTACAAATTTCGACTTTTTGACATTCGGAAGTGATATTGGAAACGGAATAAATGCAAGTATAGCATCATTTGACTGGTCACTGTTAGGAATAACACTTGCAAATATGTTAAATGGAGCATTTGATTGGATATATGGTTTCTTATCCACATTTGACTGGTCTCAGCTGGGATTGTCTTTAGCACAGAGTATATCTGATTTTATTAATACAGTTAATTGGCAAGAACTTGGAATGGATGTGTCAGGCATAGTAATAGGTCTTGTTTCCATGCTTACAGAGTTTCTTAGAAATGTTGACTGGGCTGGTGTAGCTGATTCTGTATTTGAAGTAATAAAGGGAGTTGACTGGGGCGGAATAATACGAGGTCTGATAGAACTGATTGTTACTGCATTTTTGGCATTTGTAACATTTTTCTTTGATATTGGAAACAATATCGGAGAAATGCTTATTGAGGGATTGCAGGGGGGAATATGGAACCTGATAAAGAATATAGGCACATGGATATATAACAACATGGTTAAGCCTATTATAGATGCCGTATGTAATTTCTTTGGAATACATAGTCCATCTACTGTATTTGCCGGTTTTGGATCATTTTTAATGCAGGGTCTCATGAATGGTATAACAGGAGCCCTCAATATGGTAAAAAAAGGAATTCAGACTGTTGCAGACACTATTGTACTTCCGTTTAAAACAATCGGAACGACACTTAAAAATATATTTACAAAAGCGTGGAATGGTGTAACACAGGTGTTTAAGGTAGACACATTTTCAAAGGTTGCATCCAGCATAGGACAGACATTTAAAAATATTATTAATAAATTAATATCTGGCATAAACACAGTGGTTGGAGCACCATTTAACAAGCTTAAAGATGCATTTAGTACATTAAAAAATGTATCAATTGTAGGATTAAAACCATTTACATTTTTGCCTACAGTACCAGTTCCTAAAATACCGTTTTTGGCTAAAGGCGCGGTTATTCCTCCAAACAGTCCATTCACAGCGGTGTTAGGAGATCAGAAGAGGGGGACTAACATTGAAACACCAGAAGACCTTTTAAGAAAAATAATGAGAGAAGAATTGGCTGTATCTGGTGGTCAGAAAGTAGATGTTGATGTGGATGTAAAGCTGGAAGGAGAGATGGCAGAATTCTTTAAAGCATTTGTTAAATATTATGTTAAAGAAACAGATAGGACAGGACATGATCCTGTATTTGGAATATAGGAGGTATTATGGCAGTATTTAAACCTAAATTTATTCTAGCAGGGGTGGAATTACCACTACCGGATACATATCAGCAGACTATAACGGACTTAAGTTCTTCAGAGACGGGGAGAACACTTGATGGCAAAGCACACAAAGATGTTATAGCTGTAAAGGATACAGTTCCACTTAAATGGGAAAAACTGGAGTGGACTAAAGCAGCGGAAATAGCGAATGCTGTGGATGGAATATCTTATGCAACAATGCAATATGTGGATGTTAGATGTCCTTACAAAATATGTGAACGGGAGATTTATGTTGGAGATAGAAAGGCGGAAATAGTAGAGTGTAATACAGATGGCAAGGTATATTGGAGTCTTGAGTTTAACAGAATTGAGGTATAAAAATGTTAGAAGTAAAGAAAGTTGGTCCTGATTCTGCGAGGACAGATATTATACTTTCCAGTGGAGAGGTAATAAAAATTGATAAAACACGGATAATGGAAAATGGGATATGTATAGAAGATGCGGCAAGTGACAGTGATTCTTTTTGTGTTGGCTTTACATCATGCAAAATGTTAACACTGACAGCACTGAATATAGATGATAAATATAGCTTGAAAAATTTTGAAGATGCACAAGTTATCCCATATATAATAAATAATGGAGAAGAGTATAAAAGAGGGGTGTTTAATGTACAAACGGCATCTTTAAGTGCAGGAAAATTAAAGCTGGAATGCTATGATGATGTATATAAGTTTGAAAAAGATATCGATAAGTCTCTATTTCCATTGCCTTGTACATTTAAAGAAGCACTGAAAATAGCAGCTCTTGCATGTTCTGTAACACTGAGCGCTTCAGATTTTGATAATGATGATGTTGTAATTAATGATTTGGGTGATATTACTACATATAGACAGCTTATAGGTTATATTATGCAGGCTGCAGGAAGTGTACTAAAATCAAATGAGTCAGGTGCCTTAATTATATGCAATTATAATAGAAAATTTGAAAAAGATGATAACACGGATGGTGGTCTCTTGAATAATTATGAGACTGGAGATATGGCAGATGGCGGAAATTTTACGAATTATAATACTGAAAATATAGTAGACGGCGGAAGATTTGGAGACCGCAAAGATATACAGTATAAATATGATATAAGTGATATAACTGTAGCTGCGCAAGATACAATTATTACGGGCATATGCGTTAAAATTGATGATAGTAAATATGAAATTGGAACAGAAGAATACATGCTTGATATAAGTGGAAATCCGTTAATAACAGAAGATAACGTACAGGAAATATTAAGCGTGATTGCTAACAAATATGTTGGAATGAGATTTAGAAAATTATCTGGTAAGATTAGTTCAGATTTTAGACTGGAATCCATGGATCCACTTTGCGTGATGGATTATAAAGGAAATGCATATGATTGCTATATAACAAGGATAACATATACAATTGGAAGCAAAACATCATTGAGTTGTGATGCAAAAGAAAAACAAGCAAACAAAACTTCTGAAAACTCTGTTATTACAAAGCTTCTACAGATGGCTGATAACAATTCTAAAAAAAGAGTGGATGCAGAAAGTATATTAAGACAACAAGCCGTAAAAGAATTAAGTGAGAAATTGGCAAACAGCAATGGAATGTATTACACTGCGGAAGAATCTCAAACGGGAGGAACAATATATTATACGCATGATAGACCGGCATTAGAAGATAGCACATTTGTAATTAAATTTACATCACAGGCAATAGGTCTGAGTACAGATGGAGGTAAAACTTATCCGTTTGGTTTTACTATAACAGCAAAAATGGTTATGGATATTATTATAGCAAACAAAATTTCTGCAGACTATATAGAGGGAGGAACGCTCGTTTTAGGCGGAAATAATAATACAAATGGTACGATAGCTGTATATGATGCGAAAGGGAATCTGGTAGCAACACTGGATAAAGATGGATTGGTAACCAAAAATGGAAGCTTTGAAGGAACAATAAAAAGTGCTAACGCAATAATAACAGGCGGGAAGATAGACATATCAACGACTGATGACAGTGCAGTAATAAGATTTACATATACAACAGAATCAGGTTCAAAGGTTACAAATGAGTTTCGAGCTGGTTCGATGCGAATAACAAATGAAGATGGTTCGTATGTAGATATAGAGGGACATATAATTAACATTGTTGATGCACAAGGAAATACATCAGTGGTATTAGGAAGAGGCGGTGTAAGTGAGTTTAACAAAGGCGTGATTGTAAAAAATGATATGCAGATTGGCGAAAAAGGGAAAACGGCGAGAGTGGAAAATTGGTGTGACACAACGAGAAATGCATTCTACATATTCAACGATGAAGGAACACATTTGGCTCCAATTAACTACGAATTCAACCTGTTTGGAGCTGCTTGGATCAAGTACAGCTTGCATGTCGGGAATGGCATATACGGAAGTGTAGCATCTACTACGGATTCGGATGCAAATGTTAAAAAGGATATAGAGTCATTAAGTCTAAAGGAATCCGCAACGTTTATTTACAATCTGAAACCAGCTAAATACAGGCTTATAAATGGAACATCTAATAGATATCATCATGGATTTATAGCACAGGAAACTAGAGAAGCAATGCAGGAAGATTGGGGGTTATATATAGACAATGCTATCAATAATCCGAACTATAATATGATTGTAGATGCACATGATCTTTCCCAAAAAACAAAGGATGAATCTATAGCAAGATACGGTCTACGATATGAAGAGCTGATAGCTGACATAGTTGCTACTTTACAGAGCCAGAACGAAAGGATAAAAGAACTTGAAAATAAGATTGGAAAGGGTGATTGAATGGGAATATTTGTAAGAAGAGGAATGGAAAAGGATTTTGATCCAGAAAAAATGAAGCCGGGGGAGTGGGCGGTAAGTATAGATTCTGATAGGAGAAAACAGAAAATATGGATGTGTTTTTCGCCGGGAGTTGTAAAAAGATTAGGTACATACGAAGACTTTGAGGACCAGATACAGGATGCGACTAGTGAAATAAAACAGCAGTATTTAACAGCATTTAGCGATATATTAGCGCAGATCGAGCAGGATAAGAACACAGCTGCAGATGAGTATGCTTATATTGTTAGCTTTAAAGATTCTTTGGAGAAAACATATATACCAGAAATAGCAAATTCGATTGCAGCGGCGGCAAATAGTGCTACAGCAGCTAATACGGCGCAGGAAGCAGCAGCTACATATAAAGATAATGCAAAAACATATATGGATAATGCTGCAGCATATTCTAAAGAAGCGAAAGCAGCCGCATCTTCGATAACAGGAGCGTTAAAGCCGAAGGGAACTGTGAACTTTGAAGAGTTGCCAGACTTGGCAGATGCAGATTCTGGAGATATGTATAATGTAGCAAACGAATTTGTTTCAACGGCGGATTATAAAGATGGAGGAGGTATTACATATCCTTCCGGAACCAATGTTTATAAGACCGAGGACGGCATGTGGGACTGCCTCGGAGGACAGTTAAGTGATTACTTAATGAGAGACGATATTGATGCAGCAGTGGAGGAATCCATGCCGGATTACACTTCTAATAGTTACATGGAGAATCTTGTGGCGGGCGAGAAGCTTAGCAAAGCGCTGGGAAAAATAAAGATTGCCGTTAAGAATGTAATAGCGTTAGTTAAGCTACTTGGTACGACGGATATAAGTAAGATAGCAGATGGAAGTGTAACGGGTGCGCTAAATGCACACGATAATTCCATAAATTCACTAAACTCCAGTTTAG